AAACATTAAATAAGATTGATTATGAACTCAATAAACAAAAACGGTTGCAGCGTATGTCAACCCGGTAAAGAGAATTACACTACCTACAACACCAGGTTGAGAGGTAAAAGAGTGAGAATGTACCAGTATGACTATCGTACTGAAAGTGGTGAACTATTTTCTTGTTGTGCGCCTACCTTAGAGGCATGCAGAGAAAGACGGGATAAATGGCTCAATTCGCAACAATAAGTCGATTGTTGCGTATAGCGGTTGAAGATGTTTCGTTATCTTTGGTTGTGGTAGTACCTTTGGGATACTATCGCGGGGTGTAGCAGTGGTAGCTTTTCACTTTGACTTGGTGAAGGTCGGTTGTTCGATTCAGCCCCCCGCAACTATTGAGTATTAATTTAAATTTGACACGATTATGAACATTCTTACATTAAGTATCAAACAGAAGTATTTCGATGAAATCTTGGCAGGAAAGAAAACCCACGAATACCGTGAAATCAGACCAACTAACGCTAAGAAGTATATCACTTACCTATGTGGCGGCAAAGAATATCCGGCTGATGCAGAACTGCCTGAAGAAGGTGAAATAGAATTAAAGCCTATCAAGTACGATGCAATCAAGCTTCTGACAGGTGCATATACAGGTAAACGTCCTTATATTATCGTTGAAGTGAAAGCAGCAGAAGCAGTTATTCTCACAGATGAAAACGGTAATGATATTGTTTACGAACATCAAGGCGAAGAGTATCTTGTTGCACAAATGGATTATACTTTGGGCAAGATATTAGAGAGGCATATAGATTGATTTGTTTAACTTTTAAAATAAAAAAGCAGAGTCGCAAGAAGAATTAACAGAGTAGCCGGGCCTCGCAGAAATATGAACGGTGCAGGGGCTGGTGGTAGATTGGTTGCCAGACGTGGCGGTGAAGCTGGTACATCACAGTTGGGGTCACGCAGACAGCGTTATAGTGACCTTCGTACTTCATTTGGTTTAAGTGGTGGTTAGCTATGAGCAAGGTAGAACAAGCGAACCGGTATATAGACCTCATTCGGGTAAAATCGAATGAGGCTTTACTGTTTTTATCACTTGGCAAAGATTCGCTTGTTCTGCTTGATTTAATCTATCCGAAGTTTGACCGGATTGTTTGTGTGTTCATGTACTTTGTCAAGAATTTGGAGCACATTAACCGATGGATTGGCTGGACTAAAGTCAAATATCCAAAGATTGAGTTTGTGCAAGTGCCTCACTGGAATCTTACTTATATTCTTCGTGGAGGTATGTATTGCGTGCCTAATCCGAAAGTAAAGCTATTGAAGTTGGCAGATGTGGTAAAGGCTATGCAGCTTACTCATGGAGTTTATTATACATTCTTGGGCATGAAAAAAGCTGATGGTATGAACCGCAGGCTTATGCTGAAAGGGTATGAGGTAAACGGTTACGAGAATAACGGTATGGTTTATCCTTTGGCTGATTGGACACAAAAGGATATTCTTGCTTATATGAGGCAGCACAAATTACCCGAACCAGTTCGATATTCATTGAAAGCCAGTTCGGGAGTAGGTTTCAATCTTGATTGTATGCTTTGGATGGAGAATAATTACCCGCAAGATTTACAGAGAATTTACAAAGTTTTCCCAATGGCTGAAAGGGTGCTTTGGGAGTATAATAATCAACAAAAGCAATAGAAGGAAAGCCGAGTCAGAAGAAAATCAATTGATGATATTGCAGAGCAAAGATACAGACTATCTCGTACTTTAACGGGTAATAGGCTGAACAGAGTAAACTCTATTGCAAGAAAGTATATTCGATACATTGAACGAACCTTTGGGTATAATGAGGGGAAACAACAAGATGGCGCAAGAAAAGTATCTCGAAGAATTTATATGGGTTTAACTAATGGATGATATGGAATTGTCAAAATACATAAAGAGTGAATCGATGGAACTTAATCGTTCTGCCATTCACTTTGCAGATTATAACCCCCGGAAACTTTCCGATGAATCACGTAAGACACTGAAACGTGGCATCAAGAAGTTTGGTTTAGTCGGTGGAATTGTCGTGAACAAGCGTACAGGTCTTACCGTAGTCAGCGGGCACCAGCGTTTGTCTGTCATGGACGAATTGCAAAAGTTTCCCGATAACGACTACCGCATTCGTGTCGATGTCATAGATGTGAACGAGCAGCAGGAAAAGGAGTTGAATATTTTAATGAACAACCCGAATGCACAAGGTACATGGGATTTTGACGCTCTTGCCCGTATTGTTCCTGATATTGACTGGAAAGATGCAGGACTGACTGATGCCGACTTGAATATGATTGGTGTTGACTATCTTTTGCAGACCGAAGAGGAAAACTCTATTGCGGATGCTTTGTCTGATATGATGGTCCCAGTTTCCGAACAGAAAGAAGCCGATAAAGCCGCCAAGCAGTTGGAACGTGCCGAAAAGGTTGCCCACATGAAAGAGGTCAAGCATCAGGTGAAAGAAAACGCACAGAAGCAAGCCGAGAACATGGATGCCTATGTGATATTGTCCTTTGATACCTATGAAGCTAAAGCCGCATTCTGCGAAAGGTTCGGTTATGACCCTGATATGAAGTTCATAAAGGGAGAAGTATTCGATGAACAAGTAGAAAGAATTGAATAAAAATGTTTGGAGATTTTATCCTTTGGTTAAAGCGATATTTAAAACAGAACTTCTTCTGCGTTCACCATTATGTTTGGAAAGGGAATTTAGATTTTCGCTACGAACAATGTGATAAATGCGGAAAATTAAAGAATAAATGATATGAGCAATGGTGAATCTCAACATAAGAAACATCCAGGAGGAAGAAAGCCAAAATTCGACTACAAGAGCGAGGACTTTCTTTCTCAGGTAGAAACGTATGCTAAAAAGGGATTCACGGACAAAGAAATCGCTTTTGCACTCGGATTGAATCCGACATACTTCTACGAAATGAAGTCAAAATATTCGGAGATAACCGATGTGTTAGCGCGTGGGCGCGCAACAATCAATGCCACTGTAAGGGCTAAATTCCTTGCAATGGCTCTCGGTGGCATAAAAACCAAAAGCACCGTGGTAAGAAAGCTCCGTGATTCAGAGGGAAATTTGACGGGCGAAGATGAATTACAAGTTAGCGAAAGCGAGTTGGCTCCTAATTTGCAAGCAATGTCCGTTTGGCTGTACCACCATGATGAAGATTGGAGAAAGATTGAACGCAAGCAGGATGAAGATGCTGATATTCCAACAGACATAGAGCACGGCATCAACATTGATTCCTGGATTAAAGACAAGCTGAAATGATAGTACCTCAAGAAATTTACCATCCATTATATGAGGATAAGGAAAAATTTATAATTCTTATCACCGGTGGGCGTGGTAGCGGAAAGTCTTTCAATGCTTCTACCTTTATTGAGCGGTTGACTTTTGAAATGACTCCCGTAGAGAAGATAGTTCATCAGATTCTTTACACCCGTTACACGATGGTTTCTGCCGGTATGTCTATCATCCCCGAAATGATGGAGAAGATAGATTTGGACGGTACCACGAAATATTTCAAGACCACAAAGACGGACATAGTCAATAAGATGACTAAGAGCCGTATCATGTTCCGGGGTATCAAGACTTCTTCCGGGAACCAGACAGCAAAACTGAAATCCATTCAAGGCATTACGACTTTCGTCTGCGATGAAGCGGAAGAGTGGACAAGCGAAGATGAGTTCGACAAGATAATGCTCTCCATCCGTAAGAAAGGGATTCAGAACCGGATTATCATCATTATGAATCCTTGCGATTCCAATCACTTCATCTACAAGAAATACATTGAGAAAACTCACAAGCTGGTAGAGATTGATGGTGTGCAGGTTCAGATTTCCACTCATCCGAATGTGCTCCACATTCATACGACTTACTTTGATAATTTGGAGAATCTTTCACCGGAGTTTCTAAAAGAGGTAGAGGATATAAAGGTGAGTAATCCTGAAAAGTATGGTCATGTGGTTATCGGCCGGTGGGCTGACGTTGCAGAAGGTGCTGTGTTCAAGAAGTGGGGAATTGTGAAAGAGTTCCCGCAGGAATGTAAAAAGGTAGGAATAGGGCAGGACTTCGGCTTTACTAATGATCCTTCCGCTGCTGTAAGATGTGGCATTATTGATAACCGTTTGTATGTTGATGAACTTTTCTATGAAACGGATATGCTTTCGTCGGCTATTGCCAATAGGTTAAAGCCTTTCTCTATGAAAGTTTTTGCCGATTCGCAAGACCCTCGATTGATTCAAGAGATAAAGAACAGAGGCGTGAATATCTATCCGGTAGATAAGTTTCCCGGCTCCATCAAAGCGGGTATTGATAAGATTAAAGACATGGAGTTCTTTGTAACAGAACGCTCTTACAATATTATTACTGAACTTCGGAAATATGTTTGGGATAAAGATAAGGATGGAAACTACATCAATGAGCCAGTAGATGAATATAATCATTTGATGGATGCCATTAGATATTATGTATTGGGTTGTTTGCTTGGACGCATTTTGAAGCCGAAAGATTTAACTGGAATATTCACACACTAAAAATATAAGCTATGCCATTGAATTTAGAAGAAATATTAGCATTGCCCGATATCGGGCAGAAGATAAACTACCTGAAGAAAGGTAGGAAGACTGAACTTCCCGACTGTTGTAAACTTTGGGACGATTGGAATCCGGAACGCCATGAAATTATGGTTGACAAAAAGAAGTATCCGGACAGAAAGGTTCTTGAAAAAGAAGCTGAGAAGCACTTCGATGAAAAAACTGGTAAGACTTATGAAATCGAAGCAAAGTATAAAACAGAACCAGTGAACCGTATCTCCATTCCATTGGAACAGGATATAGTGAACATTCAAACTGCTTTCACGGTCGGCACAGAACCGTCTATGGATTGCACTCCGACTGATGATGATGAAAAGAAGCTGCTGGATGCGGTAAAGGCTGTATTTAAATCCAACAAAATCAAATACCAAAACAAGAAGATTGTCCGTGCCTGGCTCTCCGAACAAGAAGCGGCAGAATATTGGTATGTTACCGATGATGATTCGTTTTGGGCGAAGTTCTGGAAAAAAGTAAAGACTACATTCGGAGGCAAGGTAAAGCCCACCAAGAAACTGAAAAGTGTGTTATGGTCTCCGTTCCGTGGGGATAAGCTATACCCGTTCTTTAACGATGAAGGTAAGATGATTGCTTTCTCACGTGAGTACAAGAAGAAGCTCATGGATGATTCGGAGATAACTTGCTTTATGACTATCACGGACAAAATGGTTTATCAATGGGACTTGTCTAAAGGGTATGAAGAAAGAACGCCTTTTGCTCATGGATTCTCCAAACTACCGGTTCTCTATGCTTATCGTCCTGAACCTTATTGCAAGAAGATAAAGACTTTTCGGGTCCGGTTGGAGAAACTATTATCCAATTATGCTGATTGTATAGACTACCATTTCTTCCCACTATTGAAGCTAATTGGTGATGTAGAGGGTTTCATGGGTAAGGTTAAGGATAGAATGGTCAAACTTACAGGTGAAGGTGCGGATGCCCAGTATCTGACGTGGAACCAAGTTCCGGATACGGTACGTTTTGAAGCAGAAACACTCACCAATATGGCTTATGATATGTCAAACACTCCAAGAATATCCTTTGAGACGTTGAAGGGGGTAGGCAAAGCATCAGGGACCGCTTTCCGCTTTATGTTCATGGGCGCACATATGGCGGTAGAAAATCACGGTGAGGCTATCGGTGAGTTCTTGCAGCGGAGAGTAAATTTTATTGTTTCCGCTTTAGGCTCTATCAATCCAACCGAGTTTAGCAAGGCATCGCAAACCATTGACATAGAGACAGAACTGGTTCCATATATGATTGATGATTTGAATGATAAGGTGACTACTGCGGTTTCCGCTGTCAGTGGTGGCATCTGGTCAACGCGTGAGGGAATCATGTTTGCCGGGAATGCTGATAGGGTAGAAGAGGAGCTTGCAGAAATCAAGGAGGAACAAGGGGCAAAGAATAACAATGCAGTGTCTCCTAACTCCAAAGGATAATTCATTACTTCATGTTCTTATCGTACTATTGAGCGGAGCTAATTTAGTTCCGCTTTTTTATTGCTAAATTCTATATTATAGAATATATTCTCTGGAAAAATTTTATAATTCAAAATTAATTCATATTTTTGCATCAAACAAAAGAGGTATGAGGATTGTATCACATAAGAAATTGAAAGAGTTCTACGAGACGAAAGGCTATGAAGATTCACGCATAGCCTTAGAACGTTGGTATGATATAGTGGAAAAAGCTGAATGGAAGAACCTATCAGACATTAAAGTGGATTTTCTTTCTGCTGACTATGTAGGCAACCAACACTACGTTTTCAATATCAGAGGCAACAACTATCGGTTGGTTGTCGTTGTTAAGTTTACAATTGGGTACGTCTTCATTCGCTGGGTTGGTACTCATAAAGATTACGATAAGATAGATTGTTCAACCATTTAAGAGATAGAAGTATGAATAAAGTAACGAAAGAACAGTATGAATTTGCTTTGGCGAGAGTGGAGGAACTTCTGCCATTGGTTGATGACAATACGCCTTCAAATGATAAGAATGCGGTGGAGCTTACAGTTATGTCCGATATTGTGATAGCATACGAAAAAGAACATTATCCGATAGAAAAACCGACTGTTGCGGAATTGATAGAGCTATCCCTTGAAGAGAAAGGGATGAGTCAAAAGCAACTTGCTGGTGAGATTGGAATAAGTCCATCGCGTGTGAATGACTATATCTCCGGACGTTCGGAACCGACCCTCAAAATTGCGAGGTTGCTATGTCGAGTGCTGAATATACCTCCGGCCGCAATGTTGGGATTCTAATCCAAAATACAAATATGAAAAAGAGAAAGAAAATAGTATTACTACTAGGTGCAGGTTTTCCTGTAGCATGGGGAGCTCCATTTTCCAAAGATATTCTTGATAGAATAATTGAAGATAAAGAATATATGTATGATAGTAATACAACTTGGGGTAAATTTATATTTGATACATTAAAATCTTTTTATGAAGAGGAGGACGGAGTCACTGTTAATTTCGAGACAGTGATTGCTGCATCGGAATCTATAATGAATTATGTTATAGCGTCAACCAATGAAAACAGGAATTCGTATAATACGTCATTTACTCCTGCTGTTAATGTCCTAATAGACTCCATCCAGCAAAAACTAAATGAGATATCTGATAAATTAGAGAAAAGGAGGCATTTTTATTCTATATACAAACATTTTGTGGATATTGTTATTCAACTCATTAAGGGATATGATGAAAAAGCTTGTGCTGCTGAGTATAAACTACTAAATGAAAGATTGAACGAATTTATTGAATCTTTATTGAACAAGAAATATTCAGTAAAAATATATACCACAAATTATGACGCTATGATACCTC